CTTTCGTCTTGAATAATACGTAAAGCTTGTGGTGATTGTTCAATAATCTCTTTGTTTAGTTGTTCTGGTGTCTTACCAAATGCACGAACACGCTCACCTAAAGCCATGATACCACGTTTCTTATCTAAGTAATATTTAGTGGTTCCTTGTAGTTGTTGTAGATATGCTAGGTTATCACGAATTTGTTCTTTAGCTTGATCAACAGCAGCTGAACCTCGGTTAAGTCTAATACCTTCAGATAGATCAGCAATTTGGCCGGAGATTGACGTAGCACTATAAGCTTGTGCTTTAGCAATATCCATGCCAGTGAATGCTTTAGCTTGATCATCAATCATCCTAAAGATACCTCTGTATCCTTCATCAGTTAATGTTTCTACACCAAACTCATTTTTTACAATGACAGGATCAAGAATCTTACGAATTTCATCTACACCAACAGTAGGATCAAACAATTCAAGTACTAAGTTATCACCTTGTTCTTGGATTTCATCAAAACTAATTGCCCAATCCGCTGCATCAACACGATAACGATCAGCATCTTTTAGTTGTTTAGCAAGACCAATTGAAACTTCTTCAACACCACCTGGTGTACTGATGGCAAACTTACGTGCAGGTTCACTAATAAAGTTACCTAAACGACCATAAACTGATCCTTTGTTTTTAGCAACACGTACTGCATCAACACTAGCACCAATGATACCGAAATCATCAAGACTACGCATCCCAACTTCATTCCAATCATAAACGTCGTTTACACCTTTCAGTGGGACGTTAGCATTAGGATTCATAGCTTGATTGTAGTAGCCAAGCTCATCAAGATCTGCTTCTTGTTTAGCAGCATATCTAGAAAGTTCTTCTACTGCATCATCACTTTTAGCAACTGGTGTTAGATCATTAATAATTTTCTGTGCTTGAGGTGTCTCACCAACAATTTTTGGACCTTTAGAAAAAGTTTGACCTACTTCATTAATTGCAAAACCAAACTTACCAAGAAAACCTACAAAAGGAATAAGAAAACCAAGACCTAAATCTTCATTAATGTTTTTAATACGTTTTTCATCTGGACTATCTGTATCTAGTGTGGCCCAGCTATCAGGGATAAAATCATATTGTGGTGGCAAAGCTTTCTTAAGAGTACCAAAAGCATTGTCTTCTTCATACTCAGAGCTAAAAGCGCCGACAGCAACACTAGCACCTGCTTCTACACCCCTGGTTCCAAGGAACTTCATAAAGGCAGTATTACCTAACCTATTGATGACGTTACCTGCTCCAAGTGCTTTAGTGGTTGCAGTTTGTGCTGTAGTTGCTGCGGCCATACCAACACCTTGAAGGGCTAATGTAGGTACAACAACAGAAGAAATAGCTCTTACTGCTGATGATACACCGTTTTCATAAGGTGTTACCTTAGGAATCTGTGCACTTTTTGGTAGGAATTTATTAGCTAGATCAGTGATTGGATCTAATACACCACCAACAGGAATAGCAGTCGCTAGTTCCGCAGCGTATCTAGGATCAGTAGCAAAACCTTCTACGTCACTCCCAACCCCACCACTCATTTGTAAACGGTTCCATTCCCCACGGCTCATACCTTGGGCTTCATAATAAGAATAATCTTTACTTGGATCGAATGGTTCAGCAGCCATTTCAGGTTGCATTGTAGCCTCACCCGTAGGTGCAGGTTGTTCAATTGTTGGTGTAGTTTGACCTCCCGTAGGAGGTTGTGTCTCTTGTTCTTGAAGTTGCTGTTGTTGCTGTTCGTAAGTATCAACTCTCTGTTGAATTTCTTCTATTTGTTCATTAGAGAGTTGCTTGTTACGATCTTCTTCACTCAACACATATTCACTACCAACATTTGAATAATCTAATGGATCGTTCATGTTGTTTGTTTTTTAATTAGTTTTGACTAAGACCAAAGCGTTGCATGGCTCTTTCTCTATGTGGACCCATTTTCGCAACACCACTTCTAGCAGAAGTTCCAAATGAATCCTGTGCGTCCCTATTTGCGCCAGGGTTGCCAGCAATAACTGTAGTATAAAGATCTTCTAAATTAGCACCTTGTGTGGACATACCTGCTACTGCAAATCTATCTTGGAAAAATCTCTTAACAGGACCACGAAGTTGTTCTTCAAAAGACATACCTGGTACTACACCATAAGCAGTTCTTTCTGGTCCACCAAATTGAATTAAACCCTGATAGTTACCACCTTCTCCACCAACAATACCAGGATCATAAGTACCGCCAGTTTCAAATCCAATAATAGTAGCAAGATCAATAGGACTTACACCTAGCTCTCCAGCAACCTCTACAAGTGCATTTGTCTGTTCAATAGGTGCAACTCCAGTACCAGTCATACTAGCTCTCATAGGACCAGTTGTACCTGTAACAAAAGCATTACCACGCTTAAATCTATTTTCTGATGATGTAGTCCAATCAGTGAATAGTTTTTGAACTGAAGGTACTTGATCAAATACAGCTTCTTCAGCTGGTGTTGGCATAAGTAAACGACGATTTAACCCATACTTTTTATTAGAAGCTTCAATCTGTGCATTAATAGCTGCTATAGGACTAACACCTAGTATCTTAGCTGTATATTCTACATTTACTGGTATTCTAAAAGTACCATTATTAGCGTAATAAGAACCTATACTAGTTTCAATTTCTTGTTCAGATAAGATTGAATTTGGTTTTGAAAATAAACCAGTATCATCTTGTGTTAAAAGTTTATTTAATTCATTACGACGTTCTTGAGCGGCAACGCTTAATTGTGTTGCTGTACCTTGAATGTTTGGAAAAACAGTTGCGTTGTTTGGACCTGTTTCAGAATAAAATTTGTTTTGTTTATCCCCTGCCACACCTTTAGCAACATAAGCTTGAAGTTGTGTATAAGCTTCTTTAGAGGCTACTTCAGGTGGTACACCTTTATCTATTAAAGTTTTAAACAAAAATTTGTATTCATTTTCTAAAGATTTTTTTACATATAAAGTTGTAGAATCCATGCCTTCTGTACCAAGCTGAAATTTTGTCAAACCTTTAGCATCAGCAACTAAAAGTTTTCTTGTTTTAGCATAAGTAGGTCCATACTTTTCTACTTCTTGTTTTTTATACAAATCAATAGCTTGAATTTTATTTTGAGGATCTTGAATAGATTCAATAAAAGCTTCATCTATAGTTTTGTTTGTATATTGCTGAGCAATAAGTGATAATTCTGTTTTTTTATTACCTTGCAACGCTGCTTTTTTTGCATCTAGGTAACGTTGAGGTAAACTTTGACCAGAAAACCTTTCATAAAATTCTCTTTCAAATGTAGCAGCACCTTCTAAATCTCCTTCTGGATCAGCATTATCAAAATAAGCTTGCATTTTTGGTACAGCACTAGCTGCAAAATCTTTAGCTTCAACTCTAGATCTAGCTTGATCCTCACGCATGTCGTCTGTTCTAGTTTGTACACGCAAGCGCTGTGCTTCCATATAACGAGAACTATTTCTTCGTTTTTCAAGAATAGTACCATCACCTAATAGGTTAAGGTTATCTAAATATTCCTTTGAATAACGCAATGAACCATCAGCATTTCGTGCAGAGTATAAATCAAAGACATTCTGTAAAGCTTTTTCTCTACCAATAAGAGGGTTTTTTAAATCTAATAGATAAGCTTGTACAATTTCACCATTATCTCTTAAGTTTTGACCTTGACTAGCAAGGGCTTCATAGTTTTGTTTTGTTTCCCCTTGTATAGATCTTTGAATATAAGCACTGCGGATTTTATCAACAGCATCATTTGAATCAGCTAAAAATCCAGGTTCAAGTTCACTAATATTTAAACCTGTTGATCCATATAGATTTTTTAATACAGTATCTAATACAATAGTAGTTCTTGCTGGATCGTTAACAGCTTCTATACCACTAAATTGATTACCGGCTGCATCAGTAAAAAGAGCTTTAGTACCTTGAAAGGCTCTACCTAAAAGTAAAGGTGTTTGTTCTTTAATTAATTGATTGTAGTAACCTTTTTGCCAATAGATACTTCTACCAGGGTTAGCCAGTAAATTTTTAGATGTTTCATTAGATGTTTGAAAACCTTTAGCCTCAGCTAAATAATTAACATTATCATATTTTACTGTCTCAATACCTAATTGACTTTCAGTTGTAGCATAGTCATTCTGAATTTGAGGGTTATTTCTATACTCTGTAAGCCTAGCCTGACGACCTTCTTCAGTTTGATCAATGATCATCTGCTTAGTTCTTTCAGCAGCTACTTTACCAGCAGTTACACTGAAATCAACTAAAGCACCTACTGTAGATTTAAATAATTCTTGATCAGCTTTCTCTTGCGCTTGCTTAGATTTAGCTTGATTTTCAATAGCAAGCTGTTCGTTTTTAATGTTAAGTTTTTCAATGTCTTGATTGCGTTCACGTGCTCGCCTTTCATACTCAGAGTTTTCCTTCATATCTTGAAGGTCACTATCTCTTTGTCTTATTTCAGCGTCACGTTGACGCTCCATACCTCGGATAATCCTGTTACTTTCTTCTTCCATTCGAGCAATACCAGCCCTACTAAGTTGAATAGGTTGGAATCCTCTTGGTCTTGTAGCGGGTTGGTATTGTAGTCGTGCCATAGTTTATTTATTAAAAATAGTTTAATCTAGAAAGCTAAGAAGTCCACCGTCAGCAAAACCTTGAGCATCATCTTCTTGTTGTTGGAGAAGATTAAAAATTGTACGGTGTTCCACCACCAAAATCTCCAAAATTTCCAAAGGGGTCAATATTGCCTGTAAGGTTTGGAGCGTTGGGATTAAACGAAGTACCGCCTCCGCCACCCGTAGGGCCGAAAAGATTTTGGATGTTTTGGACACCACCGCCAGCGACAAACGAGGCAACCTGTGCACCAGCACTTAAAAGTTCATTTAATGGATCAATACGTGCACCTTTAGGTACTTGGCCTGGTTCTGTTTTAAGAGGTTTAACAAACGTTCTTTCTGGTCCCAATTGTGGTTCAGGTAGTGTAGGTAGTGGTTCTGGGAAGATACTCATCTGGGCTTCAGCTTTTAAATCTTGACCTAATTTTTGTAGTTCAATTTGTTGGATGTTACGTTCAATTTGAGCAATCTGACTATCCATGTTAGCTTGTAATACTCTGTTATTAAATTCAGCTTCTTCGTTAGCAAAGCTAATAGCTTGATCAATTCTAGCAATATCAATGCCAACTTGTTTTGTTTGAAGACCTGCCGTAACTCTAGCAAATCTAGTTGCTTCATCAATTTTATTAATATTCAAATTAACACCAGTCTCTCTAACTGCTGAGTCAACATTTAGATTTAATAGTTGAATACCAGCACTACGTCTAGAACCTTTTAAAGAAGATTTTAATTGAGTTAACGTTCTAAATGATTCAGCTTGAGCAGATGCTATACTTTTAGCTGTTGATTTACCAGCCTGACCTAAAGCAGCTTGACCGGATGCTTGTAATCCTTTAACAAATTCAGCTTCTTGTTGAAATAAATTAGAATTAGAAAGATTTTTTAGTTCAGTTTGAATACTTTCAGTTTGAATACGTCTATTACTTTGTATACCAAATAAATTTGCTTGTTGTTGTAATTTATCAATACCTAGATTAGTAAGTTGATTTTCAAACCCTGTTTTAATAGTTTCTAGTCTGACTTCTTGTGTTTCTCTATTAAAACCTTGGTTAATTAATTCATTTTGAAGATCTGCATAAAGTGATTCACGTTGAAATGCTTGTTGTAATGCCACATCTTGTAAAGCAGCTTGTTGATCACCAATAGCTAATCCAAAAGCAGCTTCGTTATAACCAAGCTGTGCTTCATAAATACCAAGATCTTTTTCGTAACGTGCTAAAGCTTGAGCGTATGAATAGTCTTGTATTTCTACATTGTAATCATACTGTTTTAATGCAGTTTCAAATTCAAACTCTCGTTGAGCATAATAATCATCCTTACCTGCTTCAAAAACTTCTTTTTCGTATTCATAAACATCTCTTGCTTGTTCGTTTAATTCTACTTGTTGAGCCCTTTCACTTTTTCGTCTTTCTTCATTTATCTGACCAGAAAAAGCTGCGTTGTACAATTCGTCAAAAATTTTCATTTCAAGACCAGATGTTTCTAACTGCTCTTTAAGAAAACTTTCCTTAGGATTAAATTCAATGTCAAACATTAAGCCCTCCTATAATATCGAGGTGAATAGTTACCTTCCCACATCATCTCTACAAGAGATACAGGATATGGATAATCACTTGTCATTTTTAATTCAAAGTTAGTGTTACGTTGATGGATAGGTACATTAAATTTATATTCAGGTTTTACAGGACTTGTACTAAATGCATAATCATCACTTAATGTTACCTCTTTAATTAAAGTCCATTGTTTAGAGCTACCTAATTTAGTTTCAAATACCAGTGGACCTGATCTACCAGTAGATATTTTAATTCTAGCAATAGTTAATATAGCACTAAAGTCAACAGAGTTGCCATCTCTTCGTCTAAAATAAAATGTAGGTAATTGTACTTCAAAGTGATAGTTATAGCCAATAATAATACTATCAGCTGCATCACTTAAATTTCCTACAGCTTCAAAATAGTTATAGTTTGTATTGGCTTCAATTTTAGGTGTTACTTCTACAAAAAAGCCTGCATCTTTATCAGGTTTACCGATTAAAAGTGCACCTTTTTTATTTTTGATAGGTTTATAAGGTGTGTAGATTTTAGTTACATTGTCAGTTGGGATATAAACAACTTTATCGATAATTCCATCAGGAGATTTTGGGAGTGAAAACAAATCAAGACATGGATTACCTGTTACAACAAACTCATTATTAGAATCGAGTACAACAGAAACATCCCCTGTAGGTAACTCATTAACTGTAATTGAGTTTAACAAATACGCATCTTCTTGTTGTGTTACAACTACAATGTCATCGTTTAAAACGTAAGCATCTTGAATAGTACCTGTTAATTCCCATTTTGTCCAAGCTTGAAATAGATCTTTTTCACCATCATTATAATAACTATACATATAGATATAAGACGATTGTCTATCTATAAGAATAATGAAAGAGTTTTGTGGACTAGAAACTAATCTAGCAACAGTTTCAGGGATCCATTCAAGAACAACTTTACTGATGTCTACAACAATAGGTGGTTGTTCTACATCTCGTAACTGCATACTAAATACTTTAGCATAATCAGGTACTTTGTTAACAAAACCTACAGTAGTCCCAATATCTACAGGAGATATATTACTATCCATTTCATAGTTAGATACTGTACGGATAATAGAAGACGTAGGTGTCAATGTATTTGCATCAGTAGCAGATAAAATAAACTGCTGTCGATCACCAAATAACAAAAGACCTTGAGCTGTAGGTAAGACATCAAATAACGTAACAGGTCTTGTACTAGATACATTTAAATCAATAGGATCTGAAGCAATTTGTGTTAAAGCTGATTTAACAAAGAAGTTAAAAGGTTCATTAGCTACACTTAAGATTACATTATCTTCTGATAACAAACCAAATCTGTTGTTATAAAAAAATGTAGCCTTGATTGTTTTACCTATAAAGGAAGGTGCTGGACTTGTAATGTCATCACCAACTAGCCTACTTACAAAAGGTATAGGTTCAAATGTAAATTGATCTACACCATTAACTGTATTATTAAATACAAACCTATGTGGCATTGTGGATGCATCTAGTCCAGGTGAACCATCTCTAGCAATTGTTTCAAGCCAATAACCTTTACCACGTATTCCATCATAAGCTACATATTTAACATAGTAATCATCACTATCACTATTAGTATTTAAGATGCGTACGTTATGACCATCAAAAGATTCAGCAGGTAGTTCAGTTACATCATTAACTTGATCTAAAAATGCTTCTAAAGACTCATTATTAAAACCACCTCTAGCATCAATACTAAATGCTAAGGGAGTACCAGTAACTGCACTGTAATCAGTTTTAACTGTATTAGTACCAGTACCACGTTTGATGACAATACTGTTGTTATAACCTTCTAAATACCAAATACCATCAAAATTTGTATTACCTGCTGTATGTTCTGCTTCAATAGTATCTTTAATAGCATCAATTAAATGATGGTTAGTATTAACATTAGAAGCATCATACAACAACATATCATTAAATGTTGTATTTGGTTGTGCTGCTACTTCTGCTACTACATCGTCTGTATTGTTAGCAGCAGCAGCAGGGAAGGTTACAGTATAATTGTAGCCATCAACAAGTGAAACTAATTTTAAAGTACCTACTGAATTAGCAAAAAAAGTACCAGCTGGTAGCATTGCTGTAACTTTAGTTTTGTTTGTAATGATTGTTGTATCTTGAATACTACGGAAATGAAAATCATCTGAAGTATTAGCGTTTGTTAAATACGAACCACCATTGTTTGTAACATTACATGCTTTACCTGTTTCTGCATTCCAAGCATAAATATTAGAACCTTTAATAGCAGCTACATAAGAAGTGGTTTGACTGCGATCCAGAAAAAACCATACAGCATCTTCTAAAGCAGCTTTATCATAAGCATTGTCGTCTGTATCTTTTAAGTGATCAATAAATTTCATACCAGGTCTTTTTAGTAGACCATAGGTAGGGTCAGGATAACCATTAATACATTCTGATACCTGACCAGCTAGTTTTTTGTCATCGTTTTGTTTAGAGACACCACCTAGAAAATTAGGTGATAGTTGGGTTACTACTGGCATTAGCGATACAGTGCGTTAAATGGTTTGTAACTACGGTAATAATTACCGCCTTGTGGTTGACCAAAGAATGTATGGTCACCTTGATTACATTCGTATTCGAGAGCCATTGCTCTTGTATACGCTTCTTTTTGTGATAGCACTTGGAATTGCTGTCCATCACCAATCACTCTACTAGAGAATATAGAAGATGCTCTAGCTACAATATAAGCTTGAATAGGTTGTGGTAGATACTCATAATTCCATTCCCATAGTACATCAATGTAAAGAGTTTCATCTTCCCATTCATCTGTATGGTGCATAGTATCATAGAGATAACCTCCACGATTAACACTATTTCTTCCTAAGTTAGCTACATAATCTTGACTAAGATCATATTGAATAGCATTATTAGGAATAACTACTTTCTTTGTAGTTGCATCTGGTGTTACTTCTAGATTTAATTCTTTATTAAATGTCCAGCCTTCAGACTGAACTTCACGTGATACTTCTTTTAAAGTATTAAAAGCAATCGCAACTTCCGGGTTAGTTTGAGTTTCTACTTTATAAGAAACAACTGATTTTAGGATTGATATATTACCTGTTGATGAATGTGAAATATTAACAGTGTAATTATATGTTTGTGGGTTTGATGCTGGAACAGCTACACCTGTTGTAGAAACAGCTGTGTTAGGGATAATACCAGTACCACTTAAATAAGTACCTACAGGTATGTCTGCTTCTTCAGTAGTTAATGTAGTACCAGAAATACTACCAATAAAAGCAATGAGTGGTTCAAGAACAAAAGTTGTTTCAGTTGTTAGAGTATTCACGGGAGCCTGACCAACTGACGCCAGGATCTGATTAACAGCTTGTAGCTCAGTATTGGAGCCAGTAGTAGGAAAAGGCATAATTTGATAATGAGTATTATTCTCAATAAATAATTAAAAAAAAGGAGTCCCCGAAGAGACTCCCGATATAAGATAAATTAGAATCCGGCAGGCTTGGTAGCAGTGCCAGCAAACAGTTCAACAGCAGCAGCTGGATTCAGGTAATCAGCACCCATAGCCAAACGGCCAAGGATTACATCACCCTGATAGATAACAGAAACGTCACCACTGGTCACTTGGACCTGAGGAGCGATCGCTTCAACACAACCAGCAGCTTCACGCTGGAAGATCAAACCACAGCTATTAGCAAATTCGGTTTCTTCACCGTACTCATTGTTGATACCGGCAACATCGTTGGCAGCATCTTCAACAGCTTCGGATACAAACGAACCAGTGTTACCAGGATCGGTAACGCCAGGGTTAGTAGCGGAACCAGTACCGTACTTAGTACCATACTGAGAGAAGAAAGGAATATTCATGGACTTGTAGATCTTAATACCAGCAATCTCTACAATACCGTCACCGCTTTGCAGTGCAGTACCTTGTACATCGCGATTAATAAGACCATTAGAACCAGCAGCTTGGATCAGTGCATAGTACTGACGGGGGTTAAGAACACCCACACGCCCATCCTGACTGACTCCTTTTTCGTCAAGTGCAGAGGCAGCATCATAGAATGCATTTACCAAAGCACTAGAAGAATAAGCATCAGAAGCATTAGCAGTAGTACCAACACGAACCTGAGTACCACCGGGCTCAACATAGCCACTAGCAGTAATAGGAGATGCAGCACGTGCACCACGAGTGATAGCACGGAAGATCAAACGATCATACTTTTCTGCAAGAGCATAACCGATCTTACGGCTAATCTCAGAGCGCAGATCATAATGAGAAAGAGTCTCATCAAGGTCATAGACAAAAGCTGAACTGATCAGCAAGTCATCAACCGTGATGGTCTTCTCAGCCACAGGAGGTGCATTGTTGCTATCACCCAAAATGCTATTTCCAGGCGTATGGAACTCACTTTTTGTGCGCCCAGTGTAAATAAATTGTAAAGATTTGCCGTTCTTAAGTGTACGCTTCATCACAAGATCGCGAGCGATCGTATTACGTTGGAAGCCTTTGAACATTTCTCCACTAAACAGTTTCAGATAGAGAGCGCGGGTATCACCCGCCAAGTTAGACTGACCCAGCTGAGTAAGCTGAGCGGGGTTAACAGAAGATTGAAAAGACATTTTAAATAATAAATAATAAAGATATAGCTTTCACCAAACGTTTGATGTTTTTAAAAAAAATTTGTGGTCTATCCCACCGTCTAGACGGCAAAGGGTGTCCTCGTAAGGGCCAATGCCAATAGTGAAGAGGGGAATTGCACCCCTCATTAGATCTATCTCACTTGGTGTATTTTACACCGCGATAGCAATAAGTTTTGCCTTGCATAGTAACCTCTCTAGAAGCCTCCACAAGCCCCGTTCCATGCTTATGGTGTCATGCGTCCCGAAGGATGAACGGACGTGCTTCTAGCCGCTCACAGGTGCCTTAGAAGTAGCAAGGTCAAGGGGGGAAGTTATATGCGTTTTAGCTATTAAAATTTGTACTTAACTCCTGCTTTAACAGTTGTTCCGATAGGCTCCCCTAGATCCATACCACCGCTAGTCAAGAATTTAAATTCACTATAAGCACCAAGACGCTCACTAAGTTGTGTCTTAATACCTACTTTACCAGAGGCTTCAGTAGTTGTTGCTTTACCGTCAGGCATTACAAAAGCAGGTCCACCTTGGATATAATATTTTGTTGATTCACTGAATTCTCCTTCATAACCAACATCATTACGCAACACTGTTTTATTAAAATCTACACCAGTAGACTTAGACTCACTTTCAATATTTACGTAAGGACCAGCCATTACAGGAGTAGAAGCAATCAGGGTTGCAGGGAGGATAGCAAGAATTTTCATTGTAATTTATTTAAAAAAGAATAAGTGTATTTTGTACGGTTACCATGAATACCCCAGCCTAACCAGTAGTAAGCAGCATTCATATAATAACGTACTGTTTGATGATTAGTTTGAAAAGCATAGAGATCTTTTCTAAACCTCATCTCATTAATCATGTAATCAGTTTGACATTGAAGACCACTAGGATCTTCGTTACGTTTAGTACAATGGTTACCAAGACCAATGTAACGATGTTTAGATGTCCATTGAATTAAACCATAACCACCACGAAGGCAGCGATCGTAAGGAACGATAGCACCACCCTCGCATACGTTAGGTTTAAAATTAGACTCTTGTTGGATGTTACCCAGAATGACTGCTAGTGCTGTACGGTCTTTCACACCAGCAGAAGCCTGTAGTTGTTCTAGAACGTACTGCTGAGGTGCAGTACATTGTGGGCATTCAATCATTTTTTCTTAGCAGTTTTAGCAGCTCGTTTAAAGTTGGCAGCAGTAGGAGCACCTTTGCTTCCTGGCTTACGCATCTTTTCACCTGAGCCTTTTGCGATACGCTCTTTCTTTGCGTGGATGTTAGCGTAGAGACCTTTTTTAGCCATTAGGATTTACCACATTTCCATTTACGTAATGCAAGAGCCTTTCGTGTAGGACGACCCTTGTTGTCCTTCATTGGTCCTTTGACCCCACCCATCCTAGCACAGAAAGACTTCTTACGCTTTCCTCCACCAGGTTGAGGTGCCTTTAAATTAGAACCAGTTTCCCGGTTATACTTATCACGACCAGCTTTAGTAAGACCACCAGATCGTGACTTGTGTGTACCAATTTTTAATTTTACGGAAGGTTTACTTTTTGCAGCCACCTTTACCTCCTTTCTTTTTACCAGCCATTACCAAATACCGGGGATAATTTGACCAGTTAGTGCATACGCTCCAAGCGCAGCCATCACACCTAGCATAGCCAGGCGACCGTTTAGCATTTCAGCTTTTTCGTTATGTGTCACAGTGTAATCTTTGTCAGTGTACATGGTGGGTTCTTTAGCAAATAGGTTTTGTTGTCCGTGTTCGTTGGTGGTAACAGTCATTAGAATGAGATGTCAGAGTTTTCTAGTTTACGCATAATGTCTGATCTATAGGCAGGATCTTTATCATAACGTGGATCTGACATAGCTTGTACAAGTTCAGCCTGACTACGGAATGATTCATTCTTTTGATTAGAACCTTTACCTGTCAACAGTTGACCTTCTTTACCTACAGAATCAGTATATTTACTATACAATGCTTGTACTGCAAAGAAGATTGCACTGGGATTACCATCTGCCATAACAGAATCATACATTTTAACCTCTTCTTTAGAAAGAGAGTCTCCAGCCCAATTAACCATTGCTTTATAAGCTTGGTGACCACCAACCATTTCAAACAACTGTTCAGCTTGTTGTTCAGAAAGAACTTCTTTGCTAGATTCTTCTTGCTCTTCTTGATTGTCTAGTACTTCTTCAGGGGCTTCTTCTTGCTCCCCTTCTTCACTGGTTTCGGATTCATTTCTTGGTTGTCCTAGTTTACTTTGTAGTTCAAGGTAAGCTTGTTCTAGTGCTTGTGGATCTGAAAACTTACCTGCAAGTAGTTGTGGTTCTCCTGAAATAGATTCTGCTACTTCAAGAGAGTTCTGCTCATCAGCATTAAATTGTGGCTGATCAGCAGGTGTTTCATTCATTGTTAAAACTTCTGACATATTATTGCTGTGGTGGTGGTTGTTGTTGCATCATTTGAGCTGATGCTTGCTCACGTTTCTGATCTACTGAAGCTAGTTGTCCAGCTTGTTGAGCCAACATCATTTGTTGTTGTTGTTGAGCAGCAGCCTGTTGTTCTTGCTGGATCTCTTGCATACTCTTAACAAGATTCAATGTATCAATACCAGACGAAGCAGCCAAACGTTTAACTACTTCTTCAGGATTAATGTATTCTTGAATAGCTTGTGGTCCCATTGTCTGTGCAATGACAGTAAGGAACTGTGCAAGGCTTTCACGGTCTTGACCACGACCAAGTGCATTAATACCAGCTACAATAGTAGGCTTGACAATATCACCTTTAGGTAGACGTGGTATCTCACCTGTCTTTTGTGCAACAGAAAGTTTACGATTCAAATAAGGTACAAGGAATTCAACAGTAAGTAGACTGAACAGTCCACCAAGTTGTTGTTCTAGTTCTAGCTGTGTCATACGTACTTCTTCAGCAGTAGTACGTTCACTATTCCTTACATTAAGAATAAGGAATGCATCACTAATTCGTTGTGATAAACCTCCTACCATTTGATAAGCAGTTTGAAAGTCAGCCGTTTTACCAACCTGTACTACACCAATATCATCAGGTCTACCTTGAATGATAGCTCCGTTGCCTGCTTGTGCAAGCGTCTGAGGCTTGGTTGTACTGGAGGGTGAAACGGTAAACACTACCTTAGCAGCGGCTGCACTGCCTTCTACAAGGGCTTGTGACAGAGCTTCAAGTGACTTCAAGTCACCAATGAATTCTTCTACACGTCCACGTCCATAAGCTTCACCATCAACATGGTTAAACCTAAGTGGAAGCCAAGGGTTAGAATCAACAGGAGCTTTACCCATTGACTTAGGTAGTATATCATTATAAACCTCCTGATGCCACACCCATCTGTTGTTGTCTAAGATTACGTGTGTATAAACATCACATTCATCAGTTGATGTGTCATCTACATTTTCCCAATTGTTTTTCTGGTCAAATGCAGGATAATTTTTTTTGAGTAGTTTTTTAGAGATTGTTTCTTTTGTTACAATTTCAATAACATTACCACTACCATCTCTATCTACAACATAACGGTTCAAAGGATATAGTTTAAGACCATCCTTTCCCATATAGATAAGAGCATTACCAGCAACGACTAAATGCTTTAGTGCTTGGTGAACAATTACACGATCAGTAGAAGCTGCAATAGATTCCATGATAGTTCGTTCAACTTTAGCAAACGACAAGTCAAGTTCTGATCTAATGTCTGGTCCTAGTTCTCCGGGGATATTAATATCATTAACCTGTAGCTTAAAGAAGCTGGTTTGTGGTGGTAGCAAAGCAAGCATTAGTTTACTTGCAAGCGTCACCACACCTTTAGCTCCTACACTTTGCCACGGTGTAATGAGATTACGTGCACCTTTATAAGATGTTTCTTCTCCACGGATTAGATAAGGAAGAGTTAGATCTGCTGCTTGTCTAGCAGTATTTAGAAACTGGGAGCGGTCTGAAGACAATCTTTCATAACGTGATTGAGCAGTCATTATATATTAATACCTAAACTAGAAGAAGCAGGTAAACCCGGAGACAATCCTGTTGAAACTTGGGGTTTGATTTGTAAAGGTCTACGTTTAAATGCACTTGTACCTCCCTGTGAACCAGGTAAATTAGAAATACTTTGAAGTTGCAATTGGGCAGTTCTACTACCAGCAAGTTGATTTTGTTGTGCAGTCCTGCTAGCAATTTCTAATTGTTTCAAACGTTCCTCTTGTTCTCTAGCTAATCGTTCTTGTTCAGCTTTAGACTCAGCAGCTATCCTATCTAATTCTTGTTGCCTTTGAGCTTCTTCTTGTGCACGTTCCTCTGCACGTTTTTCATTTTCTTGTGCTTGTGCTGCGTCGCGAGCAACAATATCGTAAACCCCACCAGCAGCTCCTGGTCGGTTATCTGGACTCAATGTATTTGGATTAGCATTTAAAAAAGCTAGTACTTCACGAGGATCTGTACCTGCCTGTTGAGCGGCATACATATCCATATGACCAAAGTAATCGTTTCTAGCTCCTGCTGCTGTGCTTATAGTCATAATGTTTAAATTGGTTTAGTTTTCTTCCATGTATTTAATGATCCATTCAACAACATTACGTTGTCCAGATCTATACATAATTTTTGAATGCGAATCTTCAGGTGAAGGATTCACTGGTGGAAAAGCTTTTTCTAATTGATGGACTAAACCACGGGCTTGCATACCCACGGTTTCAAGCGTATTGGGGGAGATTGACATTACTATGCTCGAAGAAGGCTGGCATTCTAGCTGATTTAGTTGCAGAAAGTTCTGGGGCTTTACCCTCATACATTAAGCGATCACTAGAATCAAGCCAAAATTTTTTGTCCAAATATTTATCGGTAGTATTACTACCTAGTGGTTGCATTACCCAATTGATAGTTGCCTTGCGGAGTTTATCAAGACTAGGGCTGACAGTAAGCCCCAACTCGCGACAAACAAGGCTATTGGCAGCAACGTGAATTTGTTCATCTCTACTTATATCCGCACTAACTGTTCGCATTCCAGCATCACCATTAAAGCGGAAGAATGGTAAAAGAACGAAGAAAATTGCACGTTCGGCCACCATCGCTTTGAGGATCGTATGATCAGGATGCGTAGTCCAAGCTTCCCTGATCCGGAGAGCTTCCGATTCAGCTTTTTCGTCAACACCGTAAGCATTGGCAATGTAACCAAGTGCCAGGTCGTGATTTTCCTCGTCGGTGATATTTGATTCCAGTAACTCCCTCGATAGTTTTGGTACGTCGGTAGCCAATCCATCACGAATAAAATCTCCCACAGGTAGTTCCATATGTCGCAACGCAAGAGCACGGAGTACCGTCTCTTCCGCCCCTGCCTTGCATGATCCGGCAGTTGTCTGGACTGGTGTCCATTTTCTTTTTCTGTTTAGTAGTTTTTCGTAAGGGTTCATTCTTGGCAATCGCATGTAATTTGTTCATTTAAAATGTCCTCCAAATAAGTCTCCACATCTTCTGCATCTAATGCAGCATATGCATCTGATTTATCTTGTGTATCACTCATTACTTGAAGTGAATAATAAAGGCTTGTTTGCGGGGACCGTAGCCACTCTTCCACGAACGCATTGTCGTAGGTTACCATATCACTCCATGAATTGAAGCTATAACCGTGAAGAAGCCCTGTGGTATCTAGTAGAGTCATGATGCCATCAGCAACACGTTTGTAAGCTTCCCAGCCTACCTTAGAGGCGATCTCTACGTCACCATAGTTATAAGTTTGTACTCCGAAAGTACCTGAGTCGCGATCGACTGTCTGCGAGATAGGTGGAGCGATTTCTGGTGTGCAAGTATAGCCATCCAGATCCAAGCTTCTATAACTGCAACTGGCGGTTGGAGCGATAGCAAAGGCTCGAACCATATTATTAATCCGAGCGATTGTGGCTGCTTGGTTAACTCCTGAAGCAATTTGAGAGACAAGTTCATAAGCAGCAGAGCGGATAATTTCTTTGTTGTTGTATTGTTCTAATGCACGTCCAAATTGATCGTAAGTTACTCCGTACCTCCGTAGGAGATTTGCGAGGCCAAGCATGCCGAGTCCCACCTGTCTATCAACTTCAGGCGAGAGGTATTCTCCAGAATCTCCGACAGCTGTCCTACTATGTAGGCTGCACAATTCGGACATACCTTCAACAAATGCTCGTGGGATGTCATCGAACTCACAGGCTCCAAGATTGATATGCTGTAGTAGACAGGTACCTCGTGATGGCAAGTATACTTCGAGACAGACGTTACCTCTGATGCGATTTCCTTCATTGTCATACTTTACTTTGTTGAGCCAGATGTCACCTGATTTGATTCCAAATAATAGTTCTTCCTTGAACGTACAATCCTTCCACCACTCTTCAGTGATGTTGATGCATCGTTTGACCCAAGGTAGTTCGGATCTACTAGCAGTAATAAACTCCCTAGCATCAGGATGGGATAAGTCAAGGTGCAACACAATCGCACCATTCTTGTAGATACCCCCACGTCTAAGTATTTCATTTAATGATGAATAAATTTTACCAAAACTTACAGGACCAGAAGCAGTAACACCTGACTTTCGTACATAACCTTTTGGGTCAAGTTTAGAAAGATGGATAGCACAACCTGCGCCGTACCTAAGAGCATGAGAGGCAAACCTCCAGCTAGCCTCAATACCATTCGGTCCTTCCATTTCATTTTCAACTACAAATACAGTGCAGCTGACAGGTAAGCGATGAGTAGGATCATCGATCCATGATTGAACACGTCCTGTGCGTGAGATTAAATTAGTCATTGAGTAGATCAGTTAGGTTTGGAGGTTTGTAGCTTGGTCCCTTTAGGACTTTACCGTCTGGTCGATAAATAGGTTGTCCATTCTCATCTAGTTTGGACATATTTGATTTATGCACACGATCCATAGCTTTGTCTAAATCCCAGCCTTCGTTAGCAGCAAACTGATAACACACATAGACAAGATCACAAAGTTCTTTTAGTTGTTCGTGTTCATTTTTAAAATGAAATGCTTCGTGAAACTCTGACCATTCTTCATCGATCAAAGATTTCTGGGTCTGTCTCCCACTCATCCCAGATACTTGCAAATTGTAAGCGTCCCGGAACTCTTTTGCTTGATCCAATAGAGTCGTTTTGTGTGTTTTCAAGTTCATTTTCAAGGTAGTGGATTGCTTTCTTTAGGTCGTCTGTTTTACTGTCCTTATAACCAGCTCGGCTGATGTATTTGACAGCATTGCCTAAGTGGTAGTTGAGGTTTTGGTCTCTTATAAAGTCCCAAACCTGGATATTTCCTCTTCGGTAGTGCGAGGGTCCAGTTGAATTGGATTCGGCCATTGTTTTACTAGGTTGGATACGGTGTTAGCTAAGGCAAAGTTTTGACGTTGCAGTGCCATAAATAAAGTAATAATATCTGATTTATCAGCTTTAGGTAGTAGGTCTTCAAGTCTTCTTATCTTGAATTCCTGCTCCACTGTCAACTTTGTAATTGGAGGAGGGGGTAAAAAGGATTGGTTGTTTAGCGGTCCAGTCATAATCATCGGTGGTAAGGATCTTTGCAAGTCTTGCGTTTTGCAGTGCAATGTCTTCACCAAGAGCCTTCTCAGCAAAAGCATCTACAACTGTTTTCCAAGTGTAACCTTTTTCTTCAAATAAAGCAACAGCACGTTTGATACCAATACCAGGTACACCAGCATAACCATCTGTCTGGTCACCTGCAAGCGTCTGTATGAGGTGCCAACGTTGTCCTTCTGCTTCATCCACATTCACGGTTTCATCCATGTTGTAGAGCGTTCCAGGTATCTGTCGCATGTCCTTGTCAGGACTGACGATAATGTTACCAGGATATTCAGTAGCGTAAATACCCATGCTATCATCTGCTTCAAGAGTATTCATCAGTATAACTTCATACTCATCTTTGAGAGCATTGATCACACGTTTGTATCCACAAGGTTTTTTGCGGTTACGATGTCCTTTATAAGCAGGCATGATCTCTTTACGAAAGTTAGTACTATCACTAAAGAAAAGAACTACTTCAGGAACATCCCACATGAACTTATTTTTAATTTTATTTAGTTCACGTTTTACTGCTGCGTATGCTTCACTGAATTTGCTGACAACTACAATTACATCATCACCAAAGTCTAAGTCAGACTCACAAGAGGCACAAGCCTTATAAACAATGTAATCTGCGTCAACAAATAACTTCATTTACCTTGGCCTCTATATTTCTTTTTACCTTTACGTGGCTTACTATGCAAACCGTTACCTTGACGGGTTTTCTTTGATGTAAACGGAATTACGTTTTGTAATCCCATCATTGATTTACTTCTCATTAGTGGGTTTCACTCCAGTTGTTTCCTGTTTTGGCTTCTGCGTCGATTCTGATTCTGAGGTTGTAGTATTCTCCAGCTGCGAGACTGCTAAATACCAAGGATGTTGATAAGTCAGCTGTCTGTTCAGGGGAACACTCGAATTGCAATTCGTCATGTATAAAAGCTAGTTGTGAACAACATAAATTTAATTCTTTAATGTTTTGTTGATTGATGACCATCCAACGTTTTGCCAGGATGGCAGAGTTACCTTGAAGGCAGTAGTTTAACGCTTTATGTGGGCTATCCACCATAATTTTTCTGCCATCGATAGCTTTGATATATCCTCGTTCTGAAGCTTTCTTAATAGCCTCCAAGAGTTTATCGAGTCCATCAATTGCATTAATATATGCTTCTCTGATTTCCTTACCTTTCTTCTTGGCTTTTGTGGATGAAAGAAGTTTGTCATAGCTGTGTCCAATTTTTTCGTCACCTGCACCATATAGGAATGCATAAGTTACCGTCTTAACTAATTTCCTAGAGATACCTATCTTATCAGCATTTACTTGATGGATGTCTCCGTTAAGTAAGATGTCTGCATATCGTCCATCATCATATCTGGAAAGGAAATGAGACAACATACGTAACTCAATCCCAGACAAATCAGCAGCGACCATGACTTGACCTGGAGATGGTAAGAAAAGTTGTCTAAATCGTGGGTCACTGGGAACTTGGGCAAGGTTTGGGTTTCGGTGTGCACATCTAAAGGTAGAAGTAGCGACAGAACAATGATGATGTATCCTATTAGCAGTCGTAGATAGCTTCAGCCAAGCGTTCGCGCCTTCTGATATCATTCCAAGCATCTTCGTTATCGTCAAAATCTGGAGGAATGCAAGGGCAATCTCTGTCCCTATCTCCTTCAGTATCGGTTCGTCGATGATAGGCTTCCCAGTAGGTGTCTTCTGGGTTGGAGTCCAACCATGAAATGTTTGCAGGATCCATGCTATATGATCTCGTGATGTAGGATTTAGTTCTTTAAGGCGTGTAAGTGGAGCGTTTTTGACATAGCCTTGGGTCCGATTATCTCGCTTAGGAGTAAATATTGGTCCGGCAACGTAAGGATGCCTGTTACGTAGTAATTGATAAGTTTCTTCAAGCTCTTGTCTGAGAGTTGATGTAAGTTGCCATGCAGCGCGTTCATCAAAATACCATCCATGTAGTTCTTGTTTTGTGAGGATTTCTGCTGCGTCATGTTCTAACGCAACCCATTCAGGTATGGTTGGAAGTGTGTCCAAAGTTTTTTAGTTACAGTAACGTCTTGTATCATGTAGTCTTCCATTTCTGGTGACCACTCTTTCCAATCAGTATCTTTACAATAATCACCTTTAGCTTCGTCAAGTCGATAACCCCAAGCAGCTAGTGAATGTGATCCGTAAAGTTTAAGTGGCATACCAGGCCAAGTCTTTTGTTTATCCCATTCCATCATGTTCGGGTGATAAAGACGGCTAAGCAAAAGAGTGTCCAAGCAATCACCAATACGTCTAAACCATGGATAAAACTTATTGATGATGCTAAGGTCATAATTAATAATGTTATGACCGACAATACAATCAGCGTCTTCGAGGTATTGGATAGCGCGTACGATAGGTTCAGCCGCTTGTTTCTGCGTAGCTGACGTAAACGATTGATCATTAAAGACCATTGTTTTTTCAGTGTTGGTGTCGTAGATGCAAAGACAGTGGATTTTGGTAGCATCATTTAATAGGCCGTCAGTTTCTAAATCAAAGAGTAGCATTCAACGTCCTTGCCATTGATAGGTTTTATCAACAAACTTAGCACGTTTTACTGCCTCCTCAGTAGGAGGATTAGGTCGTTTCAATCCAGTCTCAAGCTCTTCAGAATATTCAGATAGGTAGTAGTCATGCATTTGATCCTCGACTTCAGTCCAGTCATAAGTCTGAGAGGAGTAGTACTCATACAGTTTTTCAGAAGTCGGTCGATGGATCGAAGTTTTCTGGTGCTGTTGTTTCATTGAATTTACAAGTGGATAAGTCATAAGTTAATCGACAAGCAATGCCTGTTTCCCCAGAGTAGCGATTCTTGAGAACTCTAACAATTGTATCAGAGTGTTTAGTTTCACTCTGTTGATTTCTTTCGAGTCCAATAACTGCATCGCTAAGTTGAGCGATTGCCGCACTTCCTCTAAGTTGTCCGAGTGTAACACGTGCACCTTCTTCATGGTTTTGATCGGATGATCCTCGTTTTAAATGTGAAACTAAAAATAATACGATACCAGTACGCTCAACAAGTGAACGTAAGCGTGTCATTGTTTGATCTATCATCCTACGTTCATCACCATCAAGTCCACTCATAAGAATGGATAGGTGATCAAGGAAGATGATCTTACAATCAAGTCCTGAGGCTAGGTATTCAATCCTGTTATAAATGATATCAGGATCAAAACTACCAAAGCCATCGAAAAGATAAAGGTTCCACTTATTAATACTGGAATCAAACGCTTTTGTAAGAGTGTCATGACTATGTTCTCCTAGTGTTAGGTTGTTACCTACAGCAGCAGACATCAAACCTAAAGCTGTACGGCGGTTTGACTCTTCAAGTGCCAAGTATCCAACCCGTTCTCCGTTCGATAACAAGTGAGCAGCCAAGTCTCGACACACGGACGACTTGCCTTGGCCTGATCCTGAAGTAATTGTGACAAGCTCTCCGCGCCTAATCCCGTGAAGCTTTGACTGTAATCCTTGAAATGGGTAGTCATAATCTGCTGGTGGTTGTGGTGTGGTAACTAATTCAAGTAAAGATTTAGCATCTACAATACCATCTGGTCTAAATACCTTACGTTTAAAGAATGCATCATCGATAGCCTTGTTATCGCTAGCTTGTAAGGCTTCTGAGAGGTCCTTGTAAGCCTCTAGACGGGCGATGTAAGCCTTGCCAGGTGGTAATACACTTGCAGCTTCCTCAGCAGCCTTCTGGCCTGGTTCATCTGCATCGAACCAAAGTACGATCTCGCTGTAACCTTGAAGGAACTCCAGGTTCTTTTGGATTGCTTTCTTGGCTCCTGCTGCACCACTGGGTAATGATACTACAGGCCAAGTTGGGTATAGCTCTGCATAAGACACACAATCTAACTCACCTTCTGTGATGATTATACGCTTACCACTACTTCCCCATAAATGTTGACCAAAGAATGTACCAGGTGTTTCTCCTTCGTAAGTAAATTGTTTGTCTTTAGTTTTTATCTTAGCACCTTTTACAATGCCAGATGGATCATGATAGTAAAACCTTAGCTTATCTCCATCACGATATACCTTAAATTTCTCACAAGTCTTCTGGCTGATCTTGCGTTTCTGCAACCGTTCGGCTGAGCCTTTGATTTGCACAATAGAATTAGTGTGAATGTGTGTTGTTATTTCTTGTCCATCAGTGTAAGTATGACATACAAAACAATAGCCATGGCCATCTGTATAAATACTATTACCATCAGATGAGCCACAACTATCGCAGGGTGCATGTCTTACAAACTCAGAGGAGCCAGTCGATTGGGATATTGTGGAATGATGTCCACGGTATGTTATGTTTGTCACACCATTTAGCGTATGTCGTCTTTGATCCTTTACTAATTTTATTATATGGTGCTTGAAAGACCATACGTAAATCAAGTTCAGGGTGTTGTTCTTTTACGTTCTTGATCTTACGTCTGTCTTCAGCTTCCCAATAACCTTTACATTCTAAATATATCCCGTTGGGTAATAGAAAATCAGGAGTGTAGATATGCTGGATGATATATGGAACCTTAGTAGATTCATATTCATATTTTACACCCAGCTCACACATAAGATCAGCAACTCTTTCTTCAAGTCCTGATCGAAATGCCATTAGAAGTCATCCTCTTCAGTTTCAGAAGGCGTTACATTAGGCTCATCAGCTTTGAACCCTTCAGTCTTACCAAATAGTGCTGCAACGTTCTCAGCAGACATATCACCAGTGTCTACACCAGCTGATGTATTGAGAGACACCAGTTGTACACCAACCAATTTAAGGCTTGTTCCATACGTAACTCCATCACGGAGGATGTAGGGTTTTTGGTAGAACGCAAGCTTAACACGACTACCAGCATACAAAGGTGTATTCTCATCATCGATAACTGTCCCTTCAGTATCGACAACAGGTGGACGAGATTCTTCATTCCAAGAGAACTTAACTTTGTATTGTCCTTCAGTAACTTCTTCCCAAGGTTCAGGCTTAAGAGTAGAACGCTTAGGGTTCTTCAGTTTAGCTTCTGCCCACTTAAGGGATTGAACACGATCATCTTCTAGTACATCAACCATTGATTGATCAACTAGAGCAGCAAGAGAATAACCAAACTTACTTGGTTTCAGTACAGCTTGATAACCTTCAAGGACTACAGGCTGTGCGGTTTTGTGGATTTGACGTGGCATTTAACAGAAAAAATAAGTGGAATCAATTACGGAGCTAGGTTCTAGATCTCCGATAATCGGTGGATCAGACTCTGCTCCTATTTGGTTAGCAAAGTCTTGCAAGTAATTGTGTTCGGCAAAGAGGTGCATATATGTCTCTCGTACAATTGTACTGAGAGTAGACATGTCGGTAGCACGACACAATACAGAATCATGAATGAGAGCGATCGGTGCATTGAAAGCCAATGCGCTGAAGTGGAGAAGGGAAGCATCAAGTGAATGAATTAAGTTAGGTGCTGTTGCATTCTTGTGATGTTGTTTGTCAACCTTGTCACTATCTTGTGTAGCAACTTCTAACTCACAACGACCAAGCAGTTGTAATTTAACTGTTACAACTTCTTTTTTCATAAGTTTTTGATTAACAACAAAACCTGATGGTGTAGACCAAGTTAGTTCTGTTTTACCCATGTCGATTGCTTTAGCAACCTCCTTTTCAATCCAACTCATGACAGCCATAGGACCAGGTACGACCTCATCCATAGCATCTCTAACAGCGATGACAGTTTTTGTTAAGTCATCTTTATCAATCTCAATACCTTTTTCAAGTAGTGCGGCCTTGATGTATCCACGATTAGAGAAAGGTTTTGCATTGTAAGGTACGGTCATTACAACACGTTTGACTACCTTTCTATCCATATGATTACGAATAGAACTAGGGCAGAAAGGAGTAGCAGTACGAGCGACGACAGCATAAGCATCCTGTGGTTTATCAGACGGTAATACGTTAACAAGACTAGCAGTATTCTTATCTTTAGCAAGACCTGCTAGTATCTGTAACCCGCTACAAGTAGCATCTGTAGCTACAGGCAAGCTTGTAAAATGACGATCACACTTAAGCACACAATGATAATACTCATCACATGCTGCAAGAAATTGCCATGGCTCATCAGCTGCTTCCCAGTCGTGAATGTGTAAGATAGGATCACTAGCGACACAAGTTATAAGATGAGTATTATTCTTTACCCAATCTAATCTTTCTTGCATCGTAGCTTTATCTAGACCATAAGTAGTAGCTACTTGAAAGGCTAACCAGTCTTCAGCTTCAGGAGTTATGTAAGCTGGTTCAGCAAAAGACAATAAACTTTTTCCAAAGTCTGTGTCTTGTGGTGTTAAGAATGCAGGGATTGGGTAAGCTCTACCTCTGTAATCAAAAGACCAAGGAATAAAGAATTTATCTTTACCTTTAAATCTTTGTACAGCTTCCATTGTCATTCTTGTTCTACATGACTTCTTAAACTCTTGTGCTTGTAGATTGTAAACAGCAGCAGCTTGTCTATTATAACTATGACGAGCTTCTTTATTAGTTGCTATGTCTACAGGTTTAGGAGGTAAGTCATGATGAATAATAGGGAGAAACTTACCGACAGCTCGTTCCAATCTATCTAGTTCTTCCGCTACACCCACAGTAAAGGGGTTTAGACGGTAAGCAACCTTTTGAATTCGGTTCAAGAACTCAATAGGTCTCTCTCCCTGTATACATCCGCCCGTACCACGTCGCACCATATCATGGCCTCGCATCACCTCATTTAGGATGTAACCGCCACATTTTTCATGTGTCCAGTCATTAGGTTCGATGAGCATTGGCCAAGCAAGTGGACTGAATAATTCAGCATCACGCATTACTGCGTCCTTGATCTCAAGGAATTCTGGAGTTGGTACAACATAGTGGA